TTTAAGCACCGCAGGAATGCTAGATAAGGACTGCATCTCTTGTACTGCAACAGAGCCAACCGCGCCGCCTGTTGGAGAGTCCTGTCGCATCTGTTGAATCTCAGACACAAAGTTACGAGCCTGAAGGTTCTCTAGTAACGCATTGGCCTCAAACGCTTTAGTGCCAGGTCGGGTAGCCGCAAACTGTGTAGCAAGACCGCTTATCATCCCGCTTGCACTAACAGCGTCCAATGCCTCTTCGTCTGCTAACAGTTTCTTGGCAATTTCTGCCGTGTCCTTAAGGGAGAATAATGCGCTTTGTGCCGAGTCTGTTACACGCGGCATAGCTTTTTGTAAATCTGCTTTTAACGCAAGTCTGTCTCGTGGAGCAAGTCCCTGTCCTACGCTTTCGTTTACCCTTGCCATAGGAGCCTCGCGTGGGGCTTCTGGCTGTGGCGCAGTTTGTGACATGGGTGGTGGCGCGACCCGTGACATGGGTTGTGCTGTAGTTGGAGCGAAAAGCTGTTCCCTAGATGTGGGCAATGGAGGAACCGAAACGCCAGCAGACTTTAACTCTGCGGCTTTTTGTGCAAGCTCAGTTGCTTTTGCTGCTGGAGGCGCATTAGAGAATTGCAGAACCGTTCGCTGTGCGTCTGGTTGCAGTTTTGTAAAGTCTGTTGTGCCATAAGTTAACTGCATGAAGGCTTGTGTTTGCGCGTCCAATCCTAATGCGCCACCCGTTGTTTGTGAGGCCATTGCCGTTTTAAGTGCCTCGGCTGGATTGATGCGGGCAAACGCTTGAAACTCGGGAGACTGAAATCGCGGGTCTTTAAGAACTTTATCTAAAGCGGTTTGCGTCATCGTTGCTTGCTCTCGCTTTTTCTGCATATCCTGTATCTGCTGACTACGCACAATGTTTTGCAGGGTTTCATCAAACGCACCCCTATACCCTTGTGCAAACGCAGGGCCAGCCTGACCGATAATCTGCCCTAACCGAGGTCTTCCCTGCCCAGGTTGACCCTGTGAGGACTGCAAAAGAGCAAACCCAAGGTTTAGCAATCCCTGAGACTTTGCTCGCTCTTGTAGTGCCTGTTGCTGTTGTGGGTCTAGCAGTCCAGCGGGGATGCCGCCGCCCATTAAGTCTTGTAATGTTGCCATGTGCCTATCCTAGATAAGAGACCTACGATAACGCTCCGCAAGTGGGAGCAGCCCTATAACAGTAGGTTGCGCTTGGGGTAAAGAAAACTGGGATTGCTGTCTCCCGCCCAACAAACCCTGTTGCGGAAGTTTAGGTGGGTTAAATATGGTGTTAGCTAAAGCGGCCGCTTGCAAGGCATTTGTTAACCCAAGACCACCACCAGCAGCTGCAGGAGCAAGTAGTGATGGAACCGCCGCTTGGAACGAACCTGGGGCCGCAGTAAATGGGGCAGCACTAGCGGCTGTCTCTATACCCATCCCAGGCAAAGCGGCCTGAAATGATGTTGGCGCAAGAGAGGCATTTGGGATCGAAGCAACCTCTACAGCGGGGTATGCTAACTGTCCTGCTGGAACCGCAGTTGCTGTAGAAATGGGCGCTCCACCAGATGCTAACGCCGCGTCTGCCGCTAAGAGACTGCCAGTTGCGCCAATAGCCTGTGGTGCTAACGTAGAGACCCCGATAGACGGAGCAGCAACAGGATAAATAGTAGATACGCCTGGCGTTCCTACAATAGCTGTTCCCGTTCCCGCGGCAGCACCCGTTCCAGCACCTGCGGTAGCCGCACCTGCCTCAGCCGCACCCGCAGCGGCAGCCGTTTCACCACCTAGTAAGTAAGATCCACCATAGTAAGCAGCCGCAATAGTCGCAGCAATTTTAGCTGCATCATCAAGTTTTATTCCGAATATCCGTGAGGCCGTATCTTTATAGTAGGGCGTAAATACTGGAACACCGTCTACAAAGTTAATCCCGTAGTGAGCCATCCCCTCTACAGAGGTGTCATAGCCCCACCTGTCAAAACCCTCTGCACGACTCTGTAACTCAATTGGTTGGTTTACAGTCTCGCCTTCTAGGTTTTTTGTCTTCTTAAACGTAACCGCAGTTGGATCTTCTTCCCACCCCTCTTGTAGTCTTGCCTCGCGCAGAACATCGCCTGTACGCTTGTTAAGAAGGTTGGTAACCGTACCCCTGTCGTCTCCCTGAAACTCATAAGGTGCGGGCGTAAGATCGTAAACGCTCTCAACACCCTGGGCCGCAAGTTTAGCTGCCTGAGTACGGAAGATTGTGTCTAAGTCTTGGGGTCGCTTGTACCTTACGCCTTGGGTTTCTTGAACAGCGTATTGCTCGCGTAACTCGCGCTCTATGTTGCTTAGAGCGTCATAGTTGATGAACCCTCTATCGCGGAGGTCGTAGTCGGTCATTTAGGCCGCTAGTCCACGGAAAAAGTCTAAGCCAGTTTGGACACCCCTGACTGCGCCAGGAACCGCACTAGCCACATTAAATAGCCCACCAATATTCTGTAGAGTGCTACTGCCCTGCATCTGAGGGGCCGCACTAGCACCACCTAGAGGAGAACCGTAAATAGAGGCCATGTAATTAGCAAACTGCTGTTGGGGAAGGTTCTGTGTGTACTCAAACCTACGCATAGACTCCGCAAGAGGTTGACCAGCAATCGCCTCTCTCTGTGCGCCAACCTGACCTAATGCCTGAGAAGGTGCGAGGAATGAGGAGAATACATTTCCTAGTTGCCCTGCTTGGGAGATAACGTCACGAGTAGCCGCCTCTTGGAAGGCTCGCTCACGAGCATAATCTTGAGCCGCAATCTGTGATGTCACATCGCCTAAAGCTCTAGTAAAGCCCTCTGTAGCCCGACCCGTTACAGCACCTTGCGCTCCTGATCCTAAACGACCAGCGCGAGAGAAGGTGCTTTGTATTCCAGGCATAACCTCTTCTGTAAACTGTTGGGTAAGAGGACGGGTTGCCGCCTCTATCATTGCTTGCTGATAAGGTGAGCCACCCAAGAAGCTACCCTCCGCAGTTCTACGCAAGCCCTCTAGCCCCGTAGTAACGCCCCGTTGTGCTTCTTGATAAAAAGGCTGTGCCGCACCTGCTAACTGCTCCATTTGCGTAAGAGCTGTCTCTGTCTGCGCGGAAGGCCCGACATACATCTGACCTGGGTATAACTCTGGCTGTGCGCCAGTTAGGAATAAAGACCTTGCGCGACCTAAAGCCTCGGATAAGTAGGGAGCAATCACAGGGTCTATCTGACTCTCACCAGCCGCAGGAGTAAGAGGCTCTACCATAGGCGCAGTAAACCCAGTCCCAGGCGCAGTTGCCATAGGGACGTTAACTGGCGTGGGGGTAATAGCAGGTGTTGGAGTAATGGTGGGGGTGGGAGTGGGCGTATAAAGTGACTGCACCACATCCGCGCCGATGTTAGCGTCTGTCGGCAGGTTTAGGCCAGCAAGGTTCTGGTTGATGTATGTCGCAACATCTCCTGCGCTATAACCAGCCTGTTGTGCGACTTGTGCCGCACCAGCGTAGTCACCCGTTGCCATAAGCTGGTTAAATAAATTGAGTTCTGCTGCTGTAGCCATAATTACCCCACTAAGATATAGGCATAGGTCTTGTCTGCTGTGTCATTGGCGTAGTGACTGATTGTCGCTTGGCCCGCAGACTGAGACGAAACAAAAATGTTGGAATACGCTAAAGGTGAAACGAGCTTCACCACAATACTTGCCGCAGGTATAACTGGTCTTGGAACCGTCCCATCTGCCGCAAAATGTTCTAAGGTCACATCCGTACTAGAGACAGACCCCGCAACCTCTATGTAGTCACCTGCGGCACAAACAATAAGCGTCTCGTAAGCACCAACCACATGAGACGGTTCCGAGGCAGACTTCCTCGCAGGTAAGAAGTACCGTTTCCCCGTGTCTACAATGTTTGTTCCATTCTTACGAAACCAGATGTCCGCATACTCACCCGTGTTGGCGATGTTAGCTAACTGTAAGGAATACTGGGCAGAATAAGTACCCGCGTTTCTGACGTTAATCCTAGTTGTGTTGCTCACATAAACGCCAGACGACTGCTCTGTTGTGTCCCACTCGACAAGCGCAGAGGTTCCCGTACTCGGAGAGGTCTGGTCTGTCAGGTTTGAAAACTCACCAAATGGGGCTGCATCCGCAAACGCCGCAGAACTAAACGGGAGGATGACTATTTTTGTATCTACAGAAATACGCTCATCGTTGATCGTGGTGGACGTTGCGTTGCTGGTCTCTAAAGTAACCGTACCAGTATTGTTCGTTTTACCGTCTAGCGTGTTATTCAGGATCTCCGCAATCTGTCTAGGAGTCCCGCCTAACGTAGGTAACCTACGAAACTGCATTAGCGACCACCTGCCTGTTGAATATCGACCTCAAATCCGATAGCTGTTGTCCAGTTTCCAGAGGGAATAACCCGAACCCTATGATACCTTCCTAAAGACCTAAATCCAACCCTATTTTCACTATCTGCCGCAGTTGCAGCACCAAAGGCTACAGCCTCTGCTAGATTAAATCTGGAGTCCACCGCAACACTCGCAGAGCCACTATCTACAATCGGTTTGACTAGGGTCACCATAGACATATTCGTGCCCGTCTCAAGATCCGCAGAGGTAATCAAACCAGCCTTGCTTGGCCCTGTAAATGTGATGATCTTGTTGCCCTCTACCCCTGCAACCAAGAGCTTGCCCCCCTGCCATTGCCGAGAGTCTAAAGAGGTCTGTAAGGCATCCAGAGACGCAGAGAAGGCATCCAACCCCTCTAAGGTAATACCAGGCGTTGCCATCTCAGAAATCCCGTTTACGTTCGTATCCACATAGGCCCACCGTTTTGTAGGGATGTGATACGTCAGCAGACGGTAGTTGTTATCAATTGTGGGGTAACCCCAGATAATCAAGGCTCGGAATGGGTCTACAGCCGCAGACATGGTTTCAATAACCGATTCCTGTAGGGTGTCAAAGAAAAACCTGTTAACCTTCTCCGCACCTATGGCCTCGATACTCTCACCGTTACAAGCATAGAATCCATCGTCTGCTAGCCAGTAAGTAATGCCCTGCCATTGCGCGACAGAGTTGCTCTCATAACACCCTAGATTCCTAGCAATGTTGTCAAACTGGAAGATGATCGGAGAGCCAACGTAAGACATCCTTACGATGGACTTCTCTAACAGTATCAACCCGAACTCACCGCCCGTAATCCCGCGGACTTCACCACCGTCAGGAATGATCTGATTGTCTGACTGGGTAATGGCTGTGTTGGCCCAAGTGTTAGGATTGTTAAGCCCCGACCAAATCACTTGGTTGCCAGCAGTATTTGTATTGCCTGCCACCACAAAATCACGCACGACTGTTATCAAACGTGCGGTAGGCGCAGAAGCGTCTAGGTCTTGAAAGGAGATGGTTGAGCTTAACTCTGCGTACTGAAGCCTGTCCTGCCCGCTTGCCGCAATCAGGTAGTCACCAAACTGCACGAACTTCCAGCGGGTTGTACTGTTATACGTTGTCCCAGAGACGTTATCCAAAGACAGGTCTGAGGAGTCCAGCAGAAAGAGCTTTGTAGACCCCCCTGCAATCACCTTTGTATTACCAGAGGAGTCTATGCCCGCAGTTACGCTATTTAGGGTCTCGGAGGCCGCAAGAGAGTAATCCTCTTCCTCTGGAAACGCACCATACCCGACCGCCTTGGGAAATACATTCTGGGCATTGGTTAACGCCCCGACAACACCAGGCTGGTCAGGCAACCACTCTGTAAACGTAACTTTGCTTATTGCCATGTATTTTGTCCCGCTTGAACTGGTGTCCAAGTATTAGATTCTGAGGGTACTGTTGTCCAAGTATTTGCGTCTTCTCCGACTTGCGACCATTCCTCGCCAAACACATACAAGGAGGAGGTAATCGTTCCTACGCCCTGTACTTGGGCCTGTATGCTTGCAATGAAATTGATTGCCGCCGTAAGCGAACCAGACCCAGTAATGTCTGCCTGACCCTCTGCGGTAAAGCCCGCAAGCGCAGATAGTGAGCCCGTCCCTGTGATAGAACCTGAGACTAACCGTTGCTTAAACGCACCCGCCGTAAGGCTTCCTGTACCCGTTATAGACCCGTCTACGAACCGAACCCTCTGCCCAGAGGCCGAGAGGCTTCCAGAACCCGAGATGACCCCCTCTACTGTCTGTATACGAAAAACGCTTGCAGATAGACCACCAAAGCCTGTGATTTCCGCAGAAGCAATCTTCGCGCAGGTGGTGGTGGACAGCCAAATACCGTCATCTAGGCTATACCCTAGAGAGTCTATGCTTCCAAAAGGATCTAAGCCTTCTAACGTAAAAGGCCCGCAGACCCCCTCGTCTGTCCAGTTGTTATCTAAGCTAAAAGGTAAAGAGTCAAGCGACCCAAATTGGTCTAACTGCTCTAATGTAAGCGACATTAATCAAGGCTTGCTGTCAGGCTGCCAGAACTAATTTTAAGTACGTCACCTGCGGTAATCGTCTTGCTGGTGGTTAACTCCGTGTGCATAAGAAGGTTGCCAGAAGTTACCGCGTCTAAAAGGCCAAGGTGAGAGATAGTGCCCCAGTTGTCTGTAGCCTGGGGGAAGGTCACATCCGCAGAGGAAGTCACAATGCCACCCGAGGCCGTAGTAACAGATAGGATCTGCCGAGCATAAGCCCCGCCCGTACACTCTGCGCCTGAGTTGTCGTCACCAGGGTCAGACGTATAAAGACCGACAAAGACCGTGGTGGGCGAGGTGTAGCTTGTGCCACGCAAAACATGGTCTAAAAGTTTGTTTTCCAGATAGTTAGATAGTTCAGCCATAGTTACCTCGATGTCACGGACATAGTAAGTGGGACACCTGCGTACTCTGAGGTGTTGTCGGATTCCGCAAGGCTCTGTACTGCGTTGCTGTATAACTGCGTCCACACAGCCAGTCTTGCATCGTTCATAAGATAAGGTTCTGCCTCGATCAAAGCACCATACAAAAGCGCATCTGGGCAGACCGCCATAAACTCGTTACTTGTGTTTGCGTCTGATAATGCCGCGGGTTTTGCGTAGTAAAGCATGACCAACGTATAAGCAGTATCAGGAATCGGAGCAAGTTCTAGCTCTGACCCCTTCTGGGTGTAGAAGTTAGGTAGACCAGACTCTGAGGCCCTAGCATCCCTTGTAAAAGCTGAAGGTGATAAATAAGACAGCGTTCTTCGTGGGTTTTGGTCTATGTAGATGTCACGGATAGCTAAGAAATCCGCAGGAAGGCCAACCGTGTTATCGCCTCCCGTTGTGGCTGAGGTCACGGTTTTCAGCATCTGCCGTAACCGCAACTGCCTAGCAAGACGAATCTCTGCCAGCGTAATAAAGTCGGGAATGACGCTAGTTAGATCGCTTCTTCCCAGATAGTTTGCGACCGATGTTTTTAGGTCGCCGTAGTTGGTCAGAGCCATTTTCTATATCCTGCCATGAGTAAGTGTATTGTCCTATGTGGCCTATCTCGTTACTTAGGCCATGATCCACCCAAGTCTCAAATCCAGCATCGTGAGCCGCAATACAAAAGTGGACATCCTCACCAAGAATCTTGTCTGACTTCAGCTTGTGAAACCAGAACCAAGGTTGAGGCGTTTTCTTAAATACTTCTGCTTTGCATAACATGACCCCGCAACCGATTGCAGCCACCTTCTCCAGTCCAGTCTTGCCTTTACTGTTTACAGGTAGCCAAGTGGAGGAATTGTTCTCAAAGTCGCAGTTTAGGTGCTTTGCGGTAGGGCTTACAGGGTAGTTCCGAGTGGTAGCGTTTACACCCACAATGTCTTTATCGTGAGCCAGCAACCTCTCTATCGTTGTCTTGGGAAACCGCATGTCAGCGTCTATCCAGAGAATGTAATCTGCACCCTCGTTTAACGCGGCCTCTGCTAGTTTGTTGCGTTGGTCAAATATCAGCGTACCCGCAACCGTGTAAATAGCCTGTGTGCCATCCCTGAATCGGGAGTCATATCCGCACATGGTTGCTAGGTCAAACGCCGTCCCCATCATCATATCCCCGCGTGAAGGGATACAGATTGCTACTCGCATTAAATCCTCCCAGGTCGAGTTCTAAAAAAGCGATTGTCAGAGTCATTTAACCAAGCCTTTAACTTCTTAGGCTCGACTATGTGAAACCCTTTTAGTATCCCCTCCTTGTTTAACTGTTGGATAACAGTAAAGGGAATACTCGCAATATGTGTGAACTCTCCCCATCTGGCTCGTTCGTCTATCCGAGCGTAGGAGTTTTTGTTCTGTTCTAAGAAAGGCTCAATGTTTTGTTTCGTCTCTAAGTAGAGACCGCCTTCTCCGTCATCGTGTGCAATCTGAACCGTTTGGGTATTCAGGTCTTGCGACATTAGTCGTTTCATTTGCTTCCTTGAAGTGGGGGGCAGTTACCCACCCCCCATTTTACAGCATTACAGAGATGCGTTTAAGTCAGCTACGATACCGTGAGCAGCCTCGTTACGAACCTCAAGCGTAAGCTCTGCAAGCAGTTGCGAACGCTCAGAGTCACCGTTCACAGCCAGATCTTTAGTCTGGAAGGGACGGAGGTAAGCAAGGGCAGCAAACTCGGGATCGAGGATCAGGACATCACGATCTGCCTCTGTTCCAACGCTACGCATGAAGCGATCAGGCACAAGCTGGAGGATACCGAAGTCAGACTGATACAGGTCGGCACCAGCAACCACGGTCACATTGCCAACCGAGTTGTCGGTGTTAACGCGGTAGGCAGCGTTTCCAGTAAAGCCAGAAACTTTCTGCTTAAGCGCAGGACGCATAACAGCAAGAGTAGGCGTACCACCAGAAACAAAGACCTGCTGAATAACATCCTTCAGGAGAACCTCGGTAAAGGTGCGAGTAGAACCGTCAGTACGAGTAGAAATACCAGAGGTCTCGGGATCAACGCCAGTAACAGACGAGCCGTTAACAGAAGAGTTGGTCTTAATCCAAGACAGGAGTGAACCCATCTTACGAGCCGTTGTAGCGTTACCAGCGGTCTGGCCTTGGTTGGCAGTAATGATGGCCTCTATGTCCCTCTTCATTTCTGCGGAAGCGCGGGCCATTTGATAGGCCTTTTCTGAGCGCCGCCCTGCTTTATCTGTGGCTTCCAGCGTTCCGCTGACACGAATCGTTTTTCCCACAATTTGCGTATAATTACCTATACGAGTTGTAGGCGATACAGAAGCGTCTGTAGCATCAGCACCCTCAACGAGTGAGTTGCCTGTAGTAGCCGCAGCAAGGGAGTCCGTCTGCCACTCGTGATAGACGTTAGTAGCCTTCGACTTGCCGATAGAAGACATCACAGGGGTGTCTTGCGGCGAAATATCATATATCACATCACTAAGGTCGTCACGAATACCGACCACGGTAAAGCTAGAAAAAGTTGCGCTCATTTCAATTTCCTTTTACAAGAATCGTTCAAATAAAGCCGCCGCATCTTTAGCCCTTCCAGACTTTTTGAGGCGACCTCTCATGTTTTTTACTTCCTGGCTTGTCCGCGTTTCAGGCGTAGACGTTCCAGGCTTTAGCATCCTTGGGGCTGAGTTCACCTTTTTAGAGGCTCCACCCTTGTTAGATACCAGTTTGTCATATTGCATCGCTTTGTAGAGGGCTGTGACCGCACGAGAGTCGTAGACCTGAGCCAGTTCCTGCTCTGAGAATCCTAACCTCTGTGCATAGTTCCTAATGTCTGTGCGGATTGCTTGGCCCTTCGCAGGGTCAGAAAGCTCTGGAATTGCCTCAGCTAACTTTTGGGCTTCCACAGCAAGGTGGGCTTTTAGCCTCTCGCCTTGTTCTGCCTGTTGTTGTTGGGCAAGCCGTTGTTGCTCTGCTCTCACCGCGTTTAATTGCTTCTCACGCTCTGATTGCTCTGCAACCTTTACCGCATAACCGATAGGGTCAGTCTCTTTCAGCGTTGCTAGATCCTCGCCAGAGTCTTGATTAAGCATCTGCTCAATCACCTGTAACCTCTGTGCGTAGGTATCTCGGAGTCTTGCCGCTTCATCAATCTTAGCCCTCTCCGCTTCTACTACCTTGCGGGTCTCTGCTATTTCTTGAGTTTTGCGTGTGTAGTCAGCAGTTCGTGAGTAACCCTTAAGAAGCTCATCTAGGGGAACATCAAGCTCATCCTTGCCTACTTTTACTCTGTAGGTGGGAGTTGGTTCCTCTTGCTCTTCTTCGGCATCGTACTCCGCAGAGTCTTCAGCCTCGTACTCTTCGTTTTCCGCAGCCTCGCTCTCCAGTTCTTCCTGAACCTCTGGTTGGGCTTGCGCCTCCGCTGGTTCCATCATCCCTAGAAATGCGTTTGCCGCGTCGCTAACCGTCTTGGCACTCCCTTGTGGGTTGGTGTCCATTCACTACTCCTTAGTGACTAAAAAATCTTAAATCGCCTTTTCTCTACCAGCTTGTCATCCGCAATAGTCTGAAAAGACGCTATAAATTCATCCAGTACCCGCAGCTTCAGGTAGTTCATTTCTCTACCCTCTACATCCTCTGCGCTACTGTTTACAATGTTGTTAATATACAACAGCCGTTGTTTTTCCACAACACCTTGGAAGAACTCATCGTTTAGGTAGGCTTGCGCCCGCTCTGCGTTGTTCAAATCGAGAAGCTCCCAGGTACTTGTACGTTGCCAGTTATATCTGCTCCAACCTTAGCCGCCTTCATCTGACTCTCGGCCTGGAACTCCGCAATCTTCAACTGTAAGTTAGCCTCTGCCTTCTCACGTTCTAGCTGGATGGAGGCCGCAGCCTTTTCTCTCTGTAGGGCAATATCGGCCTGAGCCTTCTGCTGTTGTAACTGGATGTCTGCCTGTGCTTTAGCCTGTTCAGACTGTATCTGGGCCTGAACCTGGGCCATTAGTGCCTGGGCCTGTGGATCTGTCTGCGGAGCGTTCTGTTGCTGCATCTGCTGGAGTTGCTCAGGAGATACTTCACGGAAGAACTCTGCCGAATCTGCAAAACCAGCACTTTCGATAAATCTGCCAAGGACGGATCTATATTGTTCGATTCCAACCAGAGCTTGACCAATGGGTGTGCCAAGTAGCTGCTCCTGTTTCTGAAGGATCATGGACAGCATGGTTAACTGCTGCTCTCTCGTTCCAGTGCCTAATCCCACGTTGATATAAACATCGTACTGGGACTTCCACTCCCGCGGGTCTACTGATACATATTTGCCCTGTAAACGCACAATACGGGCCTTATCTTGATACTTACCGACTAAGTGAAGGATATTCAGGAAAAGGTCTCGGACACCTGTTTCTGCAAATGTCCTAGCAACCAACTCGACCCTGCCAGCCGCAGCGTTCTGCATAGCCGCCACAGCCGCCGCAGTCGTGTTCTGCAAGATGTTAGGGTCTAAGCCTTGTGAGTTCTGCGTAATGCCTGTGCGCTTCTCCTGAATCCTGTCCAAGTATTCCAGCATGGGGAAGCTCTGGCCCGCAACAGGGGAGACCGACAACTGCTGAACCGCCTGTGGGCTTTTCACCCGAACTACACCACCAGGTGTAACTGTTAACAGGTCATCTAGGT